GGTGTATCATCTCAAACGGTTTGCGAAGAAGATGTTGGCGATATTCGCCGTCCAGAAGTGCCCCGTGCGTGACAAGAGCAACGGATTCAAGAAGAGGTATGGTCGCACTGGTAGTGCGAACCCTATCGGAAAATTGGATGGACTTGCTAAGGGGGACTTCATCGCAGGAGGTCCTAGCCCCCGAAATTCTGCGGACAATTTCCGAAAAGGGTCTAAGTGTAATAAAAACACGGACGGCACCCTCTTTGCATGCAATGAGAGGGAGGGCTTCCTGATATTTGACGCGCCCGAAGAAAAAGGGGAGAGGACAGTGCACATATCCGTCTTCTGTTGGGAAATTGCGGACGTTCCCTGCTGCCGCCATGTTCCGTAGCGTCTGTATAGGCAATTTCGCAAGATGGTCATATGCAACTCCGAATTGGGCATTGTAGTCGCCAAACAGGGTCGTAAACGTATAAATGAAATCGCCGTCAATCGTTTCCATCGTCTTTCCGTCTATTTCTAACTCTGCGGAAGCGATGCAGGCGGATCCCAGTGAATTTGCATACTCCCATGCGTCGGCCTGCGGGTTTGTATAAGTAATTCTACCCGCCTCAAGGTCATAAAGCGTATTGGAATCCAGCCAATGTCCTAGCTTGATTTGTAGAGCCGCTCCGAAAAGAAGGTCGCCGATACGAAGAGAGCCGAGATCAAAACAGAAGCGTTGGCCAAATTCGGCGGGACCGCGAAAGAGGGTTGTTTGCACATGCGGAATAAAACTGACGGTTTTGCGGTTCCGGTCTTTGGAAAACCAGGATACATTTGTATTCAGAGGGAACAAGTAATTCTCTTGGGGATCACGATCCGTCAAATCCAAGAGAGTTGTAATTCCACCTACGGGGTCCATACTATGTTATGAGAGCATTCTTTTAGTGGCGTCTAGTCCGACGAGCTCTTTTCGTCAGACGGCGGCCTCCGCGTGAGTGATAACGATGTTTATGCGCGACAAGAGCACTTTTGGTTCTTCCATGATAGCTGCATCCTGGCTCCGAACATTCATACGACCTTTGAGAAATTGGGGAGTGGAAGGGCGGCGGTGGTTCATTCTCCATAAAAGGGGGCGCATTCGCATTGGCATTAGGAGCCGGTCCAAATTTCGGCCCATAACGCTGAGGGAAGCCCCATTTATCATACAAGTTGGGGTATGGATGTCTTCTACCTATTAATCTTCCTGTGCCAGTTTCGTAGATAGGTTTTCCAATAGGGGTATAACGTGGCAGACCTTTATAGCGCCCCCTTTCATGATATACATATGGAACAACACTCGACCATTCCTCTAGTGGTACATCTTCCGCCATTCTACATAAAAACAATATTAATTACTAAATGCTATAAAACCTCTATTATCCTCTATTGTATAGACTACCCATGTATTGACAACAACGTTAAGTTCCACTGTTTTTGTATCAAACGTGGATGTCAGGTTCGGATAGCGTAGAAAGATACTGAATGCGGGTTTTTCAGCTGTAGAGAAGTTTATGGAGCCCTCTGGAACGGCTATGTGGGGCGCGGCGCGCCCTGTTCCTGGACCGAGATCCCAATTCATTTCGCCCAGAGAGAAGCCAGGGTCGCGCTCTTCTTTCGCAAACGGCACAAGTGTATTCCACAGAATGGGCGCAGCGGCGGCCTCTCTGTCGCGCCCGGCGATCAAAAACGTTGCCGAACCGTAATAGGGGTTGCGCTCATCGGATGTCGCCCAGCGTCTGTTTCGGTGCAAATTGTCCCATGTCCGTATATACCAGAACATGCGGCTAGCAGGGTGCTCGGCGTCAATGTCCTTGACGACTCGGATAGCGAATGCACCAGAGAACGTATAAGTATTCTCGTATAGAAGCGAGTAGGGTATTTCGTGCTTTTCTGCCTCATATTTGCTGCGGGATTCAGCATCCATATAGACATGCCGTGTCTCCAAAGTCAGAATGGGTTTTCCTATGAGTTCTCGGGGAATGGGTTTGAATGTCTCTATAGGTGTATATTGCTGACCTGGTTCATCTGGGTCCCCGTTTTTATTCCTATCTGCTTGTGAAACGATTTCAAACACGGATTCGTTACACGGGGCGGGGTGGACGACAGTATCATCTGAGCATTCAATACATTCCTCCAGCGTTCTAAGAGTCAGTTTGACACGGAATTTTTGCTGCTTCATGGCGCATGTAGGAAGACCGACCGAATTGCCAGGTATGGGAAGTTTTAGGCGTAGACGCCCAGGTGTTGCTTGACGCGATAGGTCGGTCGTATCTGTATCAAACCCTCTTTGACCGGATAATTCCTGTGTAAGCCACGCGGAATTCAGAGAGCCGTGTGATAATTCGCTAGCCCACAGAGAGTCTCCTGAAATTTCATACAGGGATATTTTATCCTGAAAAATTTGGATACTAGAAAAAAGAAAATAGGCGATTCCTCGTGTATATCCGTATTTTCTACGATCTCCGTCCGTCTCTGGACGCGTATTAGGGGGCGTGTTTCTCCAAGGCGGAGTTCTAATAACGTAATTCCAGTCGCCATTCTTTGCAGCTTGATCCGGAGGAAGCCAGCTAGGAAGATCTATGAGAAGAGTGGCTTCTAGGAACAATTCACCTGCGACCTCCAATTCAAATTCACAGGAGCGTCCGAAGTCTGTGGAATTCAGAGGAACGTTGCGGCGCAATTCATTTAAGAATGCAGGGCGACGTTCATAACGAGTTTCAAACGGATTGACGGCATCTTGGAATTTTTCGTCCAAAAAATAGGTGTCCTTGTTTCCTCTAGCAATGGACTCATATAGAGCACCCTCCATAAGCGCTCCAGAACGCTCGGATGCCATCCTATTCAAGACGACGACTTACTTGGGAGCCGAGTAGCGCGATTTAGACCCAAAGAGTGGTGCGGAGACGGAAGGCGTCTGCGGGAGGCCAGAGCGCATCTACCTTCCTTCTCCAGTCCTCTTCGGGGTTGGAAAGAAGTTTGGGAGCGCCCATAGTGGCCGGCCAGTTGATGGTGCCATCAGCGGCGATGGTGGTGTTTGTTGCATCGGGCCACACCTTGTCTGCGATGGTGGGGCGGTCAGACTTCCACATCTCATTAAACTCCAGAATGAGAGAGATGTCGTATGTCTTGTAGCCGCTCCGACGAACCGTGTTGGAGAACTCGTAGTGGATACGATAGCCGTGTCCGCACATGGACTCCAAGAGCTCGATAACGGGGAACTCCATCAATGCGTCCCATAGAGAGAGAGACGCGTAGGGGGTTTCCGTAAGATACGCAACCCGAGTTCGGTATCCGAGATCGCGCACGGACTCTTTTGCCTTGTCAGCGATCTTGGAGACGCGGACGAACTCGCCGGTCTCTTCGTCTTCGGCCATCGCCTTCGGATCACGGACTTCGGCGTGCTGGTAGACAAAGAAAAGCTGGTTAGTTTGCCGCTTCCCTCGCGCGAGTTGCCGCTCCGTCTCTTGGAGGTAGTTGTTCTTGGCGAGTTTCAAGAAGAGGGCTTGGGCGATCGCCGCAGTCGCAGACAACTTTTGACGCATCTCAGGCCAAGTCTCCATTTCCACGATAATATAGAGTATACTGGGCGCGGTTTCAATTTTTTTAGGCGTCTATCTAAATTTGAGTATATATGCATCTATATCTTAGGACAAAATGGATAAAAAGACGGTTGCGGAGTTGAGAGCCGCATGTAAGGAGCGGGGAATACGTGGAGTTAGTGGAAAGACGAAGGCGGAGTTGATAGAGCGACTGAGCCCGCCGAATGTCATTGTGGATAAGGACGCCCTTCCAGTAAGACAAGAGGTTATACACGGAGACGTTGGGAAGGTTTTGCCTACGTTGGCGACCGAATCCGCACAGATTATCATTGCGGACCCCCCGTATAATATTGGCAAGGATTTTGGGAACGACAGCGACAAGCAGACGATGGCCGAGTATCTGGGCTGGTGCGATGCGTGGATAAAGGAGTGTTTGCGTGTGCTGAAGCCGAACGGCACGATGTTCATTTATGGTTTCAGTGAACATCTCGCGCTCATCCTGGCTCGTATACCGTTCTCTGTTCATCGGCGGTGGCTTGTGTGGCATTACACGAATAAGAACGTGCCGTTGTTGAATTTCTGGCAGCGCTCTCATGAGAGCATCTTGGTTCTGTGGAAGGATGATAAGGTCTTTCATCGCGACGATATACGTGAGGCGTATACAGAGGGGTTCTTGAATGGGGCTGCAGGGAAGGAGCGGAAGGCAACAAAGGGGCGATTCTCTAAGGGAGATAAGAGCACGAGCTATAAGGCCCAT